AGTTGTCACTGCTTTTGTGCCAAGGTATTTTCCCTTGGGCTCAGGCGTTCTAAGATCTGGATGACGCAAGCTATGGAGTGCAGAATACACTGGAGGAGGACGGAAGACCGTACCTGGGAGTTAACTCTGGAAGTTACTACCAAGGGTCCTGGATCGGATATTGTAAACGTAATGTCTTACAATCCCTATCCGGGCCCCTGGACAATAGTATCTCAGAAGTCGACTATACAGGCGGGTCTAGTCCTCCACCGGATTCGTTGCAAACAATCGCAAGCATTTTCCGGAGAACCGAGCAGAGTTCCGTCAGGAACGAGCAGTGGCGGGCAATCCGTATGGCAATTGCCGCCGCCAGGCCTAAATCACGTGAAATGGTAAGATCATGTGATTCTGTTTGCAGAGCATCCTGCGAACGGTCTTCTTCCCTTTCTCGAGGTCAAAGTAAATTACACCTGTCGGAGAAGGCTTCACGTTTTTCATCCGTGAAGCATCTCTCAGAGTGGTTTACTAGCATCTCGGGGAAGAATCCATTGCTTGGCGCTTGGTTTCCAACCAAGGGCTGGGATCAACAGTGGGATAGGTCTTTTAAACGCGCGTATCAAATCTGTTTGACGTTGGCCTCCCAGGCCTTCATCTTCGGCTATGATGCTCTACGCGTTGATTGGACTGAACAGCTTCTTCGTTGGGCCTTTCTCGATCGCGTTGGTATAGCGGTCGAACAATTGAAGAAGCAAACGGTCATTTTGTCCGCTATTGGAAGACAGCAGAGTTTTGATCTTGCTGGTCTAGTGGACAAGCCCGGTTTTCTCTTAACACCTCATTACGCTCGTTGGCTATTAGGGCGTCTCCGGAAATCTTTCCGAAGTACGACGTCTCTAGCTATGGCTGAGGATCTGTTATTGGGTGTTAAGAGGGGAATTGTCTCGGCGAAGGATGAACTCGTCAAGCAGTCGGTTGGCGATCTACTCAAAGATCTCAGCCGGCATAAAGAGACAAACCCGCTGATCTTAGATGAGATCAGTAGAACATGTCGGGAATTAACGGGGGGTGAGTACCTCCGACTTGATCGTCGTCCTTCCTTCCGGTTTTCGCGAAGGGCAGGAGTGGAGGCACCTATAAAGGTGGGTGGCATAGAAGGCTATTTCCTTCGTCGTATGTATGGTGAAAGCCCTATCTTGACTCGAGAATTAATCTCGATGTATGAGAGAAGGGCAGGATCTGTGCAGGAGATGAGGGGGATTATCGTCGATGTTTTCCCCGAATGGTGTCTTCACTCCGCCTGGTGGAAGTCTACAGCCGAGCTCGCTGAAACAGAGATCACTGTTATCCGCGAGCCTTGTAAACTACGTCCTATTACTAAGGGCACACCAACTCTATACGGTATACTCAAACCATATCAGAAGATTGAATGGAATTTGCTCAAGGGCCTTGATCGGCCACATAAGTCGTCTTGCGCTTCGTTCTCTTGTAAGGAAGAAATCCATACAATAGAATGTGAACGCCTTGGCTGTGTAAATGGCCAATGTGACTGTGAAGAGCTTAGTACATTCACTCTGACGGGTAAGGAGAGTACATCTGGAGTTTGGTCGGATGCCCTGAATAGACCTCTTCCTGGAGATTCCTACATTCCTACCTCGGTTGATTCACGCAGTGTGCGATTTCAGCCTTGGTCGAATAGTTGGTTTATCTCAGGAGATTACAAGGCCTCAACTAATGAGGTTCATATGGACTGTACAACTGTTGCCACTCAGGCCCTGTGGGACCCTAGCGACTGGCCTCTTATTAATAAGGGGCTGGGTGCTCAGAGGATCCGACCCGCAGGTTGCCCTTCGCATTGGCCGGAGGGTGCGGTGGAAATCGTCCAGAGTCATGGCCAGCTGATGGGTTCACCCCTCTCCTTTCCTATTCTTTGCATAATCAACGCGGCAATAGGTCGTTTCGCCTTTGAAAAGGCTTACAATCGCAAGTTTCTACTTAGCGAATGTCCCATGTTAATTAATGGGGATGATTTTGTTGCCCGCGGCGATGTTGCATTGTATAATTGGTGGAGTTGGGCGATTTCAGAGGTTGGATGGCAGGAAAGCGTCGGTAAGAGCTTTTTTAGTCGTGAGTTTGCGCAGATGAACTCCCAGACTCGACGTCCCGTGTGGGTCGTCGACTGCTATGGGCGTGCTAATTGCTTCTTCGGGGATTCCTTGCCTTATTTCAATTATGGCAATGCCTTTTCTATGAAGAAGTGTGTGTACGAGCAGAACGAACCCTCATTATCCGATTGTGCCACTAGACATAAAGACCAGTGGAAGAAAATCGGTTACTTGCCCTCCTCCTGGATTCCGAAGGCCAAAGCCGTTTATATCCAACAGTTAGAGGATCTGGGTGGGAAGCTTCAGGAAACTGCTTGCTTACCCGCCCCTCTCTCTGTTTGGAACGGTGTTGGCTGGGGTGGATTCGGGTTGGTTGAGGGTATTGGGGACGCGGACGTGGCCTCGTGCTATTTGCTCTTGAAGCCTACAGTGTCTAAGCCTGAGGTCTTTGATGCAATAGGCAATTCCGATATTGTTGGACCAGTTGATTCTGTTAACGATCCAACGTCTCTTACGCATAATTCTCGTGCTCAGCAGCTCTCCATCAGACTGAAGTTCAATCAGTTGAGGACGGAGTGCCGTTTCGCAGAGTATCGCGAATTACGGAGAAAGTCAAAGGGATTCCTTGAAAAAGAATTTCGTGACTTGTATCGGCGAGGAGTCGACTACCCGGTCGACAAGCTTGCAAAGGTCTACGCAAGCAGGACCTATTCGGTTGGCGATGCTGCCACCGGAGCCCGGAGATTGGACTCTAGCTCTTCGCCTGATATCCCAGCATGTCCCTCCTCTCTTGTTTGCCCGAAGGACATTCGAGAGGAGGTTTTACCGTTTTCTATTATAACGGGATTGACGCGGGAGATTCTTGCAAGATGCTAGAGCCCTTTGAACTCTCTTTGAGTGGGG